AACTATTCCGCAAGATGCTTGTGCAAACTATACTGTAGTTAAAGATGAAGAGATAGATACTTATAACGGCTATTGGGAGTAGTTAAGTAACCATAAGGCCGACTCATATGAGTCGGCCTTTTTTTTAACCCTAAATTTAATTAACGGAGATTATAATGATACAAACTTTGGAAGTCGATGTGAAAGAGAATAAGGATGGTTCCGCCACTTTACTTTTAGAGATGGATGCTAATACTAAAGGGCTTTTTGTACAGGCAGCCCTAAAGGGCTTAGTTTGGGAGATAAATGAAAGTATGGAAGTACAAGAACCTAGCGATCCCGAGGGTTCTGAGCTAGTAGAATTACCCACTAAAGCAGTTAATTCATTGATCACATACGCAATTCAAAACGCATTAGCTAAAGGGCTTAGCGGTTCTAGTGACCCTAAAAAATTAGGGCAAAGTTGGGATAGCTACCTTGATACTCCCGAGGAAGATTACCTTCTGAACTATGCTAAGGCAGGCAAGAAAGGACCTTGGAACTAAATATGGTACTACCCCAACAACACGAAGAGGTATTTAAGGAGATTATGGAAGGGACTTCTTTACTACGCCTTTACTTAGATCTTAAAGACAAGTATGAGTCTTTAATCAAGGAGGCTGTTAATAGTCCTAGCATACAAAACACCCCCGCACCGACCACCTTGAAATGATTAGTTTTAAAAGTTACGCTTTCTCATATGAAAAATTAATTCTTGACTTTTAGCTTAATCTTTGCTATAATATGTTTTTAAAATAGAGAAAAGGAAAGCAAAATGAATACTATCAAGTTTACTTACACAAAAACTCCTCAAGATATTAGCCAGCGCGAAGCTGTAGTACTAACAAAACCTAGTAATAATTATTTTACCTTAGATATTACTGTATCTGAATCCGACGAAGTAAATAGGTTGTTAGAAGGTTTAGACGAGTTCCAAGTTAGTATTGATAGAGTTTTTGCAGAGAGAGCCGCGTGGCTAAAAGAAGAAGGTTGGGCAGGGAACTTTAGGAACTTTAGTAAAGATAAAATGGAATTAGATAGCAAGCACGTAAAAGGTGTTTAAGAAGTTTTCCACATCAACTAAAATAATTCTTGACAAATTGCTTAAAATTAAGTATAATATACATTCTGAAATCGAAAGATTAAGAAAACAAAATTTCAAATAACACTAAAATAAGGATAAAATAACTATGGCGTGGGATGACGATAAGAAAGCAGAGGCAGTAGAAATGTATGAGAACGGGGAGCCTACCCCAGAAAACTCAATGGAAATTGTACACGGGATTGCAGACGAATTGGAGGAGTCTCCTAATGGTGTTCGTATGATCTTAACGAAAGCAGGTGTTTATGTAAAGAAAGCTACTACTAAAAAGGCTACAAGTACTACAGGAGGCTCTGCAAGAGTGTCTAAGCAAGACTCCCAGAATGCTCTAACAAAGGCTATTACCGATGTAGGGCAGGAAGCAGAGGATGATATAATTAATAAACTATCGGGTAAAGCGGCATTATACCTAGCAGGTATTATTAATAGTCTTAATAAGTAACTGTGTTGTAGAAACTGGGGTTCTCCCAGTTTCCTTCCTAATAGGAGTTAATAATATGGCAAAGCGTGGTGTACAGAAAAAAGAAGGTGAAAAACTCGACGGAGCTTCTTTAGATAATGTTATCGACCTATTAGAAAGGAAGGATAGCCCTATAACTAAGAAGGAGGCGTGTGCATTGCTAAATATTGCATATAACACAACTCGTCTTGGTAGAGTTTTAGAGGGGTATAAAGAAGAAAAGGTAAGACACGCTAGGATTAGGGATAAAAAACGTGGAACACCTGCTACGGGAATGGAATTAAGTGGTATAATTGAAGATTATATACAGGGTAAACCTATGTCAGAAATTGCACTGAGTAACTTCCGTAGTCCCGCCTTTGTGAAGGGCGTATTAGAGCGAAACAATGTTCCTATGCGTGCTTCTTCAGCGAACTATTTCCACCCAGAGTTACTCCCCGACGAAGCTCTTTCAGAGACCTTCGGACCTGGTGAGATAGTATGGTCTGCTAAGTACAATACTACAGCTGAGATTATTGGGCATAACTCCACAGACCCCAAATTTAAAAAGTGGAACAATAATGGAATGGTTCAAAACCATCCTATTCACGGCAATTGTTATCGAATATGGTTGTACGGCAACCATTCTAGATTTGCCGTACAACCGTGGTATGAACTTGGTAAACTTTCTCACTTAAATGAACTTGGAGTAAAGATTAGTGGATAAACAAATGTTCATAAATAAAATGGCTTCGTATGGCGATGCCATTGTAACTTATAGAAGTGCTGTTAGTAAGAAGTTGAAGTACAATGTTTGTACTCCTGACTTTGATAATAACTATATTCAAAACAGATCCAACAGTGTTAAAACTAGTAAAGATTGTATTATTTTATTTTGTTGGGATACTAATAGTTATAGGCAGATTAACCCTGTGGCTGTGACTACGGTACAACCCCTTGGAGCACTACTGAAAAATAGAAATACGGGATAAATATGACAGAAGAATTAGACAACAAAATTGATGTCTACGAAAGAATTATTTATGAGAACCCTGATAAAGAGACCCAGTATCGTTTGGTTGTATCAACCTTTCGAGAGATAGAATACCTACACTTAAGAAAATATTATCTTAGCTTTGAGGGCGATTACAAGCCTACTAAGGAAGGAGTTTGTATTCCTTTTGAGCTAAATAATGTATCAAACCTCTTTTCCGCTTTAGTTGAGATTTTATCTGTAGCAGAATCTAAGAGCGAGATATTAAACCATTTTAAATACGAGATAAAAGAACTATACAAATGAAACTAACTACACTAGAAAAAGCAAGCAAAGCATACTATGAAGGCAACCCTATTATGACCGATGAGGTCTTTGATCGGTTAGCTGAAACACAGGAGTGGGAAGATGTTGGTTATAATCCTGATACGAAGGAGCCACATATCTTCCCACTTTTTTCACTTCGTAAGGTATTTTTAGGAGAAGATGAGGCTCCTGAGTATAATACTCCAGTGCTCAAAACTACTAAATTAGATGGAGCAGCAGTATCTGTTCAATACGATAACGGAAAAATTGTTAAAGTATTGACAAGAGGGAACGGGAAGGAGGGAGTAAACGTAACGGATAAATTCATTCGTAGTAGTATACTACCTTACCAAATCGTTTCCACTGGAAGTATCCAAATCACAGGAGAGCTAGTAGCCCCCAAAAATATAATTAATGCTAGAAATTATGCGGCAGGTGCGTTAAACTTAAAGGATACAGATGAGTTCCTTAAAAGAGACTTAACTTTTATTGCTTATGGGGTTCAACCGTACTTAACCGATACTTATGGGGAAGATATGGGTATGTTAAAAGCTTTAGGATTTAATGTAGTTACCGAAGGAGACTGGGATAGTTTTCCAGAGGACGGTAAAGTATTTAGGGTAGACAAGAACGATACGTTTAGTGCGTTAGGTTCAACGTCTCATCATCCTAGAGGAGCTTATGCATTAAAAACCAGAGAAGCAGGTGTAGTTACAACTTTATTAGATGTAGTCTGGCAGACAGGTAAAAGCGGTAAAGTTACTCCCGTAGCTTTACTCGAGCCAGTAAAGATCGATGACGCTAATATATCTAGGGCGACCTTGAATAACATGGCTTACATCGAGGAGTTAAATCTTGAAATTGGTTGTCAGGTTGAGGTAATTAGGGCAGGAAAAATAATACCTTGCGTAGTATCCCGAGTCAAGTGAGACATCTGAAAAAATAGAACTTGACTTTTATGTTAAATTTTAGTATAATATACATTCAAAATGAGAAATTAGATATGCAATATAAATCAATAGTACCCCCAACCGCATGTCCCTCATGCGGTTCTAAACTAGAGTTAGTCAAAGACCAATTATTTTGTAGAAATAGTAGCTGTCCCGCCCAGTCAACAAAAAAGGTGGAACATTTTGCTAAGCTATTAAAGATTAAAGGGCTCGGCCCAAAGACTATAGAAAAACTAGGTTTATATAGCATCCCCGATATCTACGCTATCTCATCTGAAAGTATAACTGCTGTAATCGGGGAAAAGCTAGGTGAAAAATTGTTCGAGAAGATAAAAGAAAGCGAACAAATGGACTTAGCAACCCTGCTTGCAGCTTTTTCCATTCCTTTAATAGGAACAACAGCGGCCAATAAACTGACTTTAGTTATATCTCATATAGACGATATAAACGAAGATTCCTGCCTGAAGGCGGGGCTAGGGCCAAAAGCTTGTGCCAACTTAAAGAAATGGATGCTAGAGGAGTTTAAAAATGGGTTAGACACCCTGCCTTTTAGCTTTAAAGCGTTAGAGAAAAAGGAAACCACAATAGTGGCCAACGGTAAGAGTGTTTGCATTACCGGAAAATTGAAGGAATATAAAAACAGAACCTTAGCTGGAGACTACTTAAAGTCACTAGGGTACCAAATAGTTTCTTCAGTGACAAAGAAAACAGACTACTTAGTAGATGAAGAAGGCAAGCAATCAAGTAAACGTACCAAAGCAGAAAGCTATGGTATACCAATCGTAAACATAACAAACTTAATTTAAAGGATATATAAAATATGACATCAATTCCAAAGTGGACCGAAGACCGTACAGAATCACTAACTGAGATGGTAGGGTCTGAAAGCCCTGTAACACAAGCTAAGGTAACTGAACTAGCGGAGTCGCTAACAACCACAACCCGATCTATTAGCTCTAAGCTACGTAAGATGGGCTACGAAGTAGAGCTAGCTTCAGCTTCGCATAAGAAGACCTTCTCTGAGGAAGAGGAAGCTACTCTACGCTCTTTTGTAGAAGGTAATAGTGGTGAGTATACTTACTCTGACATCGCAGAGTCTTTTGCAGGGGGTAAGTATGAGCCTAAGAGTATTCAAGGTAAGCTACTTTCTATGGAACTTACTGCTCACGTTAAGCCTACTGAGAAAGCTGAGGCAATTCGTACTTATACTCCAGACGAAGAGGAGACTTTCTTAGCAATGGCTGCTAATAGTGCTTTCGTTGAAGAGATCGCTGATGCGTTAGGTAAGACAATCAATTCAGTGCGTGGTAAAGCTTTGTCTTTCCTACGTAACGGAGATATTAGCGCTATCCCAGCTCAAAAAGAATCTCGTGCTAAGACTAAAGAGGATGCTCTAAGTACTCTTGGAGATATTACAAGTATGACAGTAGAGCAGATTGCAGAGTCTATCGATAAAACTGTGCGTGGAGTTAAGACTATGCTTACTCGTCGTAGTATGGTATGTGCAAACTACGATGGAGCTAAGAAAGCAGCTAAGCACGCGGCAAAAGCGTAACTTAACAGTTAATTAGAGCCCATAAAGTGGGGGTTTAGTACATAAGCTAACCTCCGCTTTTTTATTGTCTGGAGATTATTATGAAACTGATAGCTAAATTTCACGACTTGGACAGCTTCACTTCCGAGGAAGCCATTAGACGTGCCAAGGACTTACTAGGGGATTTTATTGATATAAAGGCGTACCCTAGTACCCCCGATCCTTGGGATAATATTTATTTTGCTATTCAACAAACTATAACCTCAGAGCAGCTTAACTTAATATTTGATGAAGGGGCTTTGTACCCTGAGAAGATAAAAGTTTTAAAAGCTAAAGTTCTTAGTAAATTAGAGGATGAGCTAGACGAGGTAATTCGCGATAACGAAAAAAAGGTCAAATAAATAATGGATATAGGCGCAGTTGTTCTACATAAGTTACTGGAAGAGCAAAGCCTTGATGGATGGTCTAGATTAAGAAGCGAATTTTTTGGTTCCTCATTTAAGTCTGTATACACAGCAATTAATAAGTATTATAAGGATCGAAATGAAATCCCTGGTTTTGAAGGTTTAACGGTTAAAACCCGTAACTCTAGACTAGAAAAGGATATAGCTTCTCTGGAATTATTAGAAGTTCCAGATATTGATTTAGACTTAGCTATTGACGCTTTGATAGATCAGTTTGCTCAAAATTCGACTCTTGATATGTTGGAGGACTATATTAAAGATATTACTTTAATGGATGTGACGGAGATTAAATCAGGCATATCCGACATAGTATTAAAGTTAGATGAGAAAACACATACAGATGAGATGGTAGCGACTATGGATAATATTATTTTATTCCAAGAAGAGGACGCTACCGACTATAAGAAATTCCCCACTGGTATTAGCAATACTTTTGATAGCAAGCATGGGGGTATATACAGAGAAGAACTTATCTTACTAGGAGGTAAACGAGGGGCAGGTAAATCTATTGTAAGTGCCAATATGGTGGCTAATCAATATATGATGGGTAATACCTCTATATTCTTTACAATTGAAATGACTGCTATGGAGACGTTTCAACGACTTAGCAGTATGTTATCAGGAGTCCCTTACTCTCAGATTAGAAAGAATTTACTAGAAAGGGAGGAAGTATTTGCTTTAGCAAAAATGAGAGCAGATATGTTTGAAGATGGAGGAGAGGAGTACAATAACTACCTTGAACATCGAGACCCTATAAGGTTGGAAGCTAACCTTATAAGAGACTGTCACTTAAAACCTGACAATCAAATAATTATTGTAGATGATAGATCTTTATCTTTAACGAGTATAGACTTACAACTACAGAAAGCTAAGGCTCAGTTTCAAGATAAATTGACTTTAGTTGTTATAGACTATGTAAACCAGATAGAAACAGGAATAGGTAAAGAGCTGTATGATTGGCAATCTCAAGTATTTGCAAGTAAGAAACTAAAAGAATATGCTCGAAAGTATGACGTTGCCATCGTTAGTCCTTACCAAATAGATGATAGTGGAGTTACTAGGTTCGCAAAAGGGTTGCTGGATAGCCCAGATTTAGCTTTCTTAATTGATGCGCATGAAAAAGAAGACCAAGCAATCACATTTACTTCCACTAAAGTCCGAAGTGGACCGGAAATTGAGTTCACTAGTAAAATGGATTGGAGCTGCTTAAGAATGGGACCTCAAGACACTACTAAACCTGAAGGGAAAGAGGACAAGAAACCTAAAGGAGTTAAAATAGGTAAAAAGCCAAAGGCTGAGGAGTCTGACTTATTCTAATGGATGTTGAACAATTATTGAATGAAAGAAGTATAGAGTTCAGCCCTAAAGGGCAGGATTATATAGTTAGATGTTTGAATCCAGACCATGAGGATAATAACCCCTCTATGCATATTGATAAACTCAGCGGAGCTTATAATTGCTTTAGCTGTGGTTTTAAGGGTAATGTATTTAAGTACTACAATGTTCACAGAGACTGGCAAGATTTTAGAGTTAAAAAATTATTAAAAGGGATCGCAACAATTAGACAAGAAGCTTCTGGGCTCCCAATGCCTGAAGGGTTCATACCCTTCACTAGAGACTTTCGAGGTATAAAAAGCGAAGTACTTAGATCTTTTAATGCTTTTACGCATAAAGATTATGAAGATAGGATTATATTCCCTCTTCCAGATATTACAGGAAAAATTAGAGCATTTATTGGGCGTTATATGAATAGTGATGCCCACCCTAAATACTTAATATTTCCTAGAGGGGTAGAGCTGCCTTTATTCCCTTCTAAGATAAACCCAATAGATGGTAGCGTTATACTTGTTGAAGGTTCCATAGATGCCCTTAATCTTATCAATGGAGGCTTATACAATGCTACAGCAGTACTAGGGGCTACTAATATGTCTAAAGAAAAGATTGAAGGCCTTCGATTCCTAGGAGTACGAAAACTGTATATAATGTTTGATGGAGATAACGCAGGCAAAGAGGCTGCAAAAAAACTAGAGGAGGAGTGGGAATCCACTTTTCTAGTAGAACGACTAGAACTGCCGGATGGTTTAGACCCCGGAGACCTGTCTATAGAAGACATAAAACAAATAAAGGATAATTTATATGAAAGTAGCAGTAATTGACAAACACCCCACTAATATCAACTATGGAAGACACTTTACATTTGCTTATGAAGTGTTCCACTTGTCCTCCGTAAAAACAAAAAAACTATTAAAGAGAGATGTAGATCTTGAGTTCGATGCTTCTGAGTACGATATTGTTGTACTTATAGGTTCAGAAGCTTGTAAGTTTATCGCAGGTATAGGCTCAGTAACAGAGTTTGCAGGGCATCTAGTAGAGGATAAGTTTGTTCCTATGCTTAATCCTGCAATGCTTAGTTTTAAGCCAGAGGCTAGACCTCATTTTGATAAAGCCGTTAGTAAGTTGGAGAGCTATGTAGCAGGTGAAAAACCTCCTACAGTAACTGGGCTATTCGAGGGGATAGTAGACGAAGAGGTAGCTAACGAGTATTTAACTTCTGTACTGTTAGACCCTTCCGTAAAGTATATTGCGTGCGATACTGAAACTACAGCCCTATACCCACGAGACGGTTACATTTTAGGCATCAGTATTACTCATACCTTAGAGCAGGGTGTCTATATTTCTACAGACTGTATAAGTGAAAAAACAGAACAATTATTACAAGAACTATTCAACACTAGATTAGTAGTATTTCACAATGCAAAGTTTGACTTAAAAATGCTAGAGTACCACTTTGGGTTTAAGTTCCCTAAGGTATCGGACACAATGCTCATGCACTATTTGCTAGATGAGACTCAAGGGACTCACGGGTTAAAATCTTTGGCAATGAAATACACAAGTTATGGCGATTACGATAAAGAACTCGATTCTTTTAGAACAAATTATTGTAAGCAACACGGCATACTAAAAGGGGATTTTACTTATGACTTAATTCCTTTCGATACTATTGCAGAGTACGCAGCTATAGATACAGCCGTAACTTATGAGTTATACCAGTTATTTAGCAGAAAATTACTGGCCAATACTTTACTAACTAAAGTTTATAAAGAACTAATGGTTCCAGGTATGCTGTTCTTACGTGATGTAGAAGAAAACGGAGTGCCTTTTGATAAAGGTAGGCTGCTAAAAGTCCAAGAGTTAATGGAAGCAGATGTATCCGAAGCTAAAGCGCTATTATATGAGTACGAGGATGTTCATAAATTTGAAGCAGACTTAGGAAAAGTATTTAATCCTAATAGTGTACAACAGCTGAGGATTCTGCTGTTTGACTACTTAGGACTTACCCCCACAGGTAAGCTTACTGGAACTGGGGCAGCTTCTACAGATGCAGAAGTTTTGAAGATCCTTTCAGAGGAGCACCCCCTACCTGGAGTTATTCTTGACATCAGGCAGAAGTCTAAAATTAAAAATACGTACTTAGATAAGATTATCCCTGCCTTAGATAAAGACTCTAGAATTAGGACGGGCTTCAACTTAACTTCTACTACCTCAGGCAGGCTATCTAGTAGTGGTAAGATTAATATGCAACAGCTTCCTCGTGATAACGCTGCAGTAAAGGGTTGTATTAAAGCTAGACCTGGCTATAAGATTTTACAACAAGATTTGGCGACTGCAGAAGTCTATGTAGCAGCAATCCTTAGCGGGGATAAGAACCTACAGAACGTATTTAAAAGTGGAGGAGACTTACACTCTACTATCGCTAAAATGGTCTTTCAGTTAAAAGAACCTGCTTCTGAGGTTAAAGAAAAGAACCCGACAGCTAGGCAAGCTGCAAAAGCCATTACATTTGGGATTATGTACGGTTCGGGGCCAGCTAAGGTTTCGGAGACAGTTAGTAAGGAGAGTGGCAAGCACTTCTCTGTGCAGCAAGCGAAGGATACGATTAGTAAATATTTTGCCACCTTCCCCCAATTAAAGATATGGCTAGGGATGGCTAAAGAAGATATAGAGTCTCTAGGGCATACTTATAGTATCTTTGGTAGAAAACGTAGACTACCTAATGTCTTTAGTAGTGACCAGGGGGTAGCGTCACATGAAGTACGGAGTGGTATTAACTTTTTAATTCAGTCGGTTGCTTCTGATGTTAACCTTTATGCAGGGATCGAGCTAAATACTTGGCTTAAAGAGAATAAACTAGACGCTAAGATTATTGCATTAGTACACGATTCATTAGTTCTAGAAGTTAAGGACGATATAGTGGACTTGGTAGGGGATAAGATGGCAGAGCTTACTCAAAAAGACAGAGGTTGTTCTATCCCTGGAAGACCCATTGGAGTAGATTTAGATATTGGAGAGGACTACAGTTTTGGAAAGTTTAAAAAACAATATATGGACTTGGTCTGATATAAAGTTTCCCCTTTTCCCTGTAGCAAAGGGCTTAGAGGGGTTCTATGAGGAGGAAGGAGTACTATTTGCGAAAACTGAATATGGGTATAGAATTTTAGACGATAGAAATTTAAAAGGAGACTCCCTAGGGCTTCGGAGGATACAGATGCTCTCTAACCTAAGAGAGGAGTTTAGCTACCTAAATAAAAGAGACTTCAAGAGAAAGATTCTAGAGTTAGTACAGCCCTTACCGAAAAAACTAGATAACTTTATGAACTTGATAAAGTATGCCTATACTACTAAATATTACTTAGATACTACTGGCAGGTACTTTAAATATAAAAAGACTAAATATGTTCCTCTTGTCTATAAGCAAATATTAGAGAGAAAACTAGAGGAGAGGGTAGGGACTGTATTCTCTGTAAAGGGAGTCAATAACTGGTTTGAAGTACCTTTTAAGTTAACCCCTGAAGCTAAATGGGTTGGGCTACTTAAAATAAGTAAATCTTGGTACATCTATGAAATATGCTTAGAAAAAAAGAAGAGTACTAGGAGAATGGTATGAATAAAGCAGTAATATCTGATAGAATTTACTTAAAAGCAGATGAGGCTCTACAAGATGTTTTAAATAAAGAACTTACTTACGCGATCCCATCTTATAACCCCGACTTACCTCCTCTTATAATTAAAAACATAGGTAGGATATCTAAAGATTTCGTAACTATCCCTTCAGGTAGAAGAGATTTAGTACCTGACGACTACGAAATAATTGATAAAACTTTGCTTGTGCCGGTCAATATCCCAGAGTTCCAGTTTGAATTACGCCCCAGCCAGCAAGAGGTATACGACAAGGTTAATGGTAGTACTATTATTAATGCTCCTCCCAGCTGGGGAAAAACATTTACTGCACTAGCTATAGTAGCTAAACTAGGTCAGAAAACCTTAATTGTAACCCACACTCTAGCTCTTAGGGCTCAATGGGTAGAGGAAATTGAGTACACTATGGGGTTCACCCCGGGGATTATAGGAAGTGGCAAAATGGAACTAGGCCCTCCTATTATCGTAGGGAATGTGCAGACTCTAAATAAAAAAATACCTGAAGTTAGGAACCTGTTTGGTACCGTAGTACTAGATGAAATGCATCATGTGTCCTCTCCTACCTTTTCTAAAGTAGTAGATAAACTACCTGCAAGGTATAAAATAGGCTTATCAGGTACTTTAAAAAGAAAGGATGGTAAGCACGTAGTTTTTAATGACTATTTTGGTTTTGATATACATGTACCTCCAAAGGAAAACTACATGGTACCAGAGATCGTTTCTATCTCTACATCTATTAGATTCCCTGATGGAGCAAGAATTCCCTGGGCTACTAGAGTAAACGGGTTAGCTTATAACCCCGAATACCAGCATCTAGTAGCTCAATTAGCTTCTGTATATGCGGCTAAGGGTCATAAAGTGCTGGTAGTAAGTGATAGAGTTCAGTTATTAAAAAACTGTGCGCAATTAACAGGAGATAGAGCAATATGTATAACAGGAGAGATGGGACATGAGCTTAGAGGGGTTGAACTTGATAAAATTAAAAGTGGGGAGGCGGATGTCCTCTATGGTACTCAGAGCATCTTTAGCGAAGGCGTTTCTCTTAATGAGTTATCTGCTCTTATTCTCGGCACTCCTATCAATAATGAACCACTTCTTATTCAGTTAATAGGTAGAATAATAAGAAAGAAAGAGGGTAAGCTTACCCCCGTTGTACTAGATATCAAGCTAAAAGGTAACACGGCAAGTAGACAAGCGAGAGCACGGATGGGAGTGTACCTACAAGAAGGGTACAACATTAAAAATTTTACTTGACAATTATGTTATTTTTTGGTATAATATATAATCAAATTTTGGGAGAAATTCAATTGATTTTTTATAACTGGGAACGCATGGCGTATTTAGCTAATGGGGACCCGAAAAATATTATATTAATGGTAGCAAGGTTAACATATCGTTTATCCTGCCCTTCTAGGAATCCACAGAAGAGCATCTTTTATAAAAGTAATTTAAACGGTGATAGTTATCTCTTAAATCCAAGACTTCTACTAAAGAATGAGAACACAGTATCTTTTAAACATATGGCAGAGTACGTAGGGCTAGCAAGTTATCGTCGATATAATGACTATAAAATGACTAATGAGTCCACCCTACTTCTTTACCAAAATAAAATGAAGATAGCAAACATAAAAACTAACCCCTTATTAACTATAAGGGATAACAAAATACACTTCAAATTAGAGGAAATAAAAAATGGCAATTAAATTCAAAAATGTAACTGGCAAAGCTAAGAAGTCTTCTGCGGAAGCATACACTTATAAAGACGGAGACAACACTGTTAGACTAGTAGGGGACATTCTACCTCGTTACGTCTACTGGACTACTACAACAGATAACAAGCGCGTCCCTATGGAGTGCTTAGCCTTTGATAGAGAGCAAGAGCGTTTTGCGAATCTCGAAAAGGACTGGGTTCAGCACTACTTCCCTGATCTAAAATGCTCTTGGGCGTATGCAGCACAAGTAGTAGACGAAGGCAAACTGAAGGTTTTGAACCTAAAGAAGAAGTTATTTGAGCAGATCCTTACCGCCTCTGAGGATCTTGGAGACCCTACAGACCCTGAGTCTGGTTGGGATATAAGATTTAAGAAAGTTAAAACAGGCCCTCTACCTTTTAATGTTGAGTACCAGTTACAAGTTCTTAAATGTAAGCCACGTCCTTTAAGCGCTGAGGAGTTAGAAGCTACTAAACAGCTAAAACCCGTTGATGAGATAGTTCGTAGACCTACTGCAGATGAGCAGAAAGTTTTCATTGAACAGAACATCCTAGAAGGTGGGGGTACTTCCGAAGTACCTACAGAAGTAGCTGAAGAAATTCAAGAATTACTATAAAGTAAAGATCAAACAGAGCTCACAAGGAAACTTTGTGAGCTCTTTTTGTATGGAGATACAACTAAATGAAAATACTATTTTCAGCCGACTGGCATATAAAGTTAGGACAGAAAAATGTTCCCAAAGAATGGGCTACCAATAGGTACAGCTTATTGTTTGAAGAGATATACAAGCTAGAAAAGAATGTGGACCTACACATTATAGGTGGTGATCTATTCGATAGACTACCTAATTTAGAAGAGTTAAGTTTATACTTTCAATTTATTAAAGGAGTAAGGGTAGACACTATTATATACCCTGGAAACCATGAAGCCTTAAGAAAAAATACGTCTTTCTTTAGTAATTTAAAAGAAGTAACCACTGCAGTTAATGATAAAGTTACTATCATAGATGATTACTACACCCTTGATAATATGGATTTTATTCCTTATACTAAATTGAAGGAATTTGATCCTAAAGACTTCTCTGGGGATATACTATTTACACATGTTAGAGGTGAAATACCTCCTCATGTATCCCCCGAGATTGATTTAGATACTCTTAGCAGATGGGACCTCGTAGTAGCAGGGGACTTACATTCCCACGAAAACTCTCAGAAAAATATAGTATACCCGGGAAGTCCTGTTACTACCTCTTTCCATAGAAACCCTGTGGATACGGGAGTACTTTTACTTAATAATAAGACGCAGAATTACTCGTTCATGAAACTGAAGCTACCTCAGCTAATTAGACAGACGGTAGCTTCGGTGGACCAGATGAAAAAAACCAACTATCATCATACTATCTACGAGCTAGAAGGAGACTTAACAGAGCTAGCTAAGGTAGACGGGGATACAGAACTATTAGATAAGAAGTTAGTTAAAAGAAGGTCCGAAGCTTCTTTGATACTTAATAATGACATGACTATGGAAGAGGAACTTTCTGAGTACCTAAGCTACATACTGGGGCTGAATGATAAGAAAACCAAGGAAGTTTTAGGAGTATTTAATGATTATACTTAAAGAGTTAAGATGGAGTAACTGTTTTAGTTACGGAGAAGATAACGTTCTAAACTTAGAAAAGGACGTACTTACACAACTAATTGGTACAAATGGGGCAGGCAAAAGTTCTATACCTATTTTAATCGAGGAAGCCTTATTTAATAAAAACTCTAAAGGCATTAAGAAGGCTGCTATACTAAACAGACATAACAACGCTAGTAGTTATAGTATTGCATTAGACTTTACTACTGACGGAGTAGCGTACACAATCGATGTAGTTCGGGCATCTAGTTTAAAAATTAAACTACTAGCTAACGAAGAGGATATCTCATCCCATACAGCGACTAGTACTTTTAAGACTCTAGAGAGCATCTTAGGCGTTGATTTTAAAACTTTCTCGCAGTTAGTTTACCAAAGCACTACAAGTTCTTTACAGTTCTTGACTGCAACTGATACTAATAGGAAAAAGTTTTTAATAGAACTGCTAAACTTAGAAAGATATATAGAGCTATTCTCTATATTTAAAGATACACATCGAAGTGTGCAAGACTCCTTAACTGGTATTAAGGGAGAAATATCTAATATAGAACAATGGCTAAAAGGACACAAAGTCCTGTCTACTAAGAGGCTTGTTCTAACTGACTTACCTGACCTGCCCACCGAAGAGATAGAGGGAGTTGCTAAATTACAACTACGAATGTCTAATATTATTAAGACTAATAAGGGTATAGCTCAAAATCAGCAGTATAAGGCGTTACTCAAAGAGATTGACCCTTCGGAGTTAACCAAGGTATTAGCAAAACCTGAGGGATCAGAAGAGGCTAATGCACAAATTGGGGCTCTTACTGCAGAACGTAAGGCCGCAAAAGCTGTTATCAAGAAAATTGAGGCACTTTCAGGAAAGGCTCAGTGTCCTACCTGCTTGCAGGGAGTAGACGAAGATTTTACAGACTCTTTAATAGCTGACGCGAACTCATCTATTTCGAGCACGTTAACTGAGATCAACGCTTTACAGGTACAACTATCCACTCTTAGAACAAGCAGTCAAAAGTACTATGAACACCAAGAGATAGTTTCTGACTTTGAAAGGTTGTCTACTTTAATAGACGAGGATATTCCTAGCACTTTAGAAAGTGAAAAAGACTTACAAAGTCAGATAGCTGACTTACAAGCCCATATTAAAGAAGTAAAGAGTCAAATTACTAAAGTTACTACAGATAATACAGCGGCTACGAAGTATAATACAGAGCTAGACTACTTGCTTGGTCAAGTCAAAGAGTTCAAGTCTAACTTATTAGTTAAAGAAGCAGAGCTTAAAATACTAACTAACGATGCTGCAAATTTAGAAGTACTAAAGAAAGCTTTCAGTACCAATGGTTTAGTAGCCTATAAAATCGAGAATCTAGTAAAAGACTTAGAAGAGATTGCTAATGTATACTTATCGGAACTGTCTGATGGTAGATTCCAACTTACTTTCGAAGTTATTAATGATAAGTTAAATGTTATCATACTAGACAACGGAGATTCTATTCATATACTTGCCCTAAGTTCTGGGGAACTGGCCAGAGTAAATACTGCCACTCTGTTAGCTATTAGGAACCTAATGGCTACTTTATCTAAATCTAAGATAAATATACTCTTCCTAGACGAAGTTATAAATGTTTTGGATGATGTAGGCAGAGAGCGGCTTATCGAGACTCTACTAGGTGAAGTAGAGTTAAACACATTCTTAGTATCACACGGGTACACCCACCCTTTACTTAATAAAGTTAATGTGATAAAAGAAAAAGATATATCAAGGTTGGATTAAAATGCAAAGTACTTCCGCAAATAAAGCGTTAAAAATAATAGAGGAAAACCCTTTAGTACACGTAGTTTGGCATAAGAAATCCTGTATAGCATGCCAGCACTTTATACCTATATTAGAAAACCTTAGCTCTCTCCTACCCGATTGGACTTTTATAAAAATAGATGCAGAGGAGCACGCTAAACTAGTAGATAATTTATACTGGGAGCCTACCGCTTTTCCTATTTCTTACTTATTCAAACAAGGTGTACGAGTATTTGTCGCAGTGGGGTCCGCCCCTACTGAAAGTATAGTAGTTACTCACAATGAAATTAGTCAGGGTACTTGGAAATCCCCTGAACAACTGGAAAAGGAGCAATTAGATGCCCTCAGCGAATAAGAGTAAAGCAAAGGGTACTAGAGCGGAAGCTGCTGCTTGTACCGAACTTCGTAAAGCAACTGCTTGGAATTGGGAGCGAATCCCCTTATCA